CGTAGAAACTGCGGGAAGGGATTCCCATCAGCAAAAACTGCGGCCCAGTACCCATCAGGGTGTCTGGCTAGTAACGCGTCACCTTGGTTCGAAACCAATGGCCTAAATTTATAATAATAAAAATATTTCATAAAACAAATAGAATATAACAAGAAAAAGATAAGTAATATTAATAATAAAAAGTTCAAAAATGAAGTAAAAATTTGTGGCTCGGAGACACCACAGAAAAATTCCCGATTAAAAGTCGTGAAGTTAACTACTGTACAGAAACCGTCATAATCTACGGTATTCAGAGTCGAAATGACGTCACTACGGCACAAGAGAGTAATATTCGTCATCGGAATCAGTAGCATTTAACCCAACAACCTCTTCTGATCTGGTCATGAATTGCAAAGTGCGATCACTATTGCACGTCACAACAGAGAGCCAAACGTCGTGTCTGACTTTAGCTGTATCTTCGTCACGGAACTCCAACATAATGAAAGCGTTATCGGGCACCAATTCATCATTCTTTCTATCAACAAGCTTTGTCATCCCTTTATGACCCTTTTCGTAATGCCAATCAGGGTATGTCCAAATATTGTCGTTCATAACACTGCCATCTATCAATAGTTCTTTCTTTAAATGCTCCACCGAGCGTAGCTAACTGGTCTTCCAAACGAGCTCGTTCTCAGCCTCGAAACCGGCTTGAGTTTTGATTGCGCCACGAAGTTGATTGCGAATATCGGTTATACCAGTGGTAAAAGCCAACATTGACTTCTCAAAACGGACCCGTTCGTCCATAGAAGTAATTGACTTTGTCGAGTCGTCGTTATCACCACTAGACGTGGCCTTGGTTTTAGAACCAGAAGATGCATTCGATTGGTAGTCTTTCGAGTTTATAGCGAGGTCTTTATTTGTTTGCGAGACGTCGGGTGTTTTATAATTTAACGCGGTGATCACTTGATTGAACTTAAAAGGCCAATCGCCGCAATCTATGCAGACAGCTTTAAATGTCTTGCCGTCTGCACCAGTCGGTGGAAATCGAGTGTTTTTATCAAAGAACTCGGTCTTCGATTCGAGCGATGTTGCGAGTTGTAAACCTTGGGACCTTTGGGTTTGGTATGCGAATTGTATCTTATCCAGGGCAGCAAGCATATTCTGCAAGTTACCAACGGTAACCCAACGTAAAGCCTCCAAAGTTTCGTGTTTAACGCCGTAATTAGTATAAGGCATAGTGTAGATGATTCGAAATTCTTTTATTTGTGTTAATGTTTGTGCGAAAGCGAGTATGTAATGTTATTACAATCGAGCGTTTTTATAATGTTTTTGTGGTTTATTATTTATTGAAGTTAGAGTAAAGAATTTAAAATTTTAGAAATTTGTGTGAGTTACGATTTCATCGAAACCATGCTTCAAGAGAGAAACCTATCAGCATTTGAATGTTGTCGTAAATCAAACAGAGTGTAACCCTTCCTTTGTCTGAACACTCAGGAATTGACACAAAACAGAAATGAAAAGGATAAGACGCGTCATGATATATGTGCACGAGAATTAGTTGTGTAAAGTCGGGTCATTAAAAGTGGTATAAAGATACTGTTTCCTAAAATCCTCATTATTATTATAAAGTTCTTCAAAAACGGTACCCTTCTTATGCGCAGACAGCACATGCATCGGCACAGTATAATGGTGTGTCGTTGCTAAATATGCCGCTTGCGCCTCATTAGAAACATATTTGGACTCTTGCACGCAAGAATCGGAATAGGTATAACCCATATTTAATAAAAACCTGCGAACGTCCAATTTATGGAGGGCGTCCCCAAGGTAAGCATCGTTATAGTATTTCGTTGTAAAGGATAATGTACATTTGTGAAAAGGACTAACCTTCCCATCGTCTCCGGCTTTTGACATAGACTTGCATTGTGGGCATTCTGCTTTAACCATGATTTAAACTGTAATGAACGTAAATGTAAAACTTTTAATAATTTTTACGATCTGTGTGAGTTACGATCTAATAGCCGGAGAGAGAAGAGGAAGCGACTGAGGAGGTGTGGAGCGAAGAAGTTGTGTAAATGTTCATCGACTTTTGTAAAACACAACCATAATGACCTGTCGTACCTTTAGTGTCGGGATGTGCAAGATCACAACTTATCTTCATGCAAGACTTGCACGAAGAATTGTGCTGGTGAGTGTGGACGACGGGTTGATTAACAAAACTGTCTATGGTATGACCGCCATCGGCAGTTTTGATGATAGGATTTATTTCGGTGTAGTTGAACGTCTTGTAGAACTGTTCTTGGTCGATATGGGCCAGTGACTTAATTGCATCGTACATGGCGTAAACCTCGGCACTGGACAATTCAAACTTCTTATACATCTGCACATTCGCCTGTATATAAGCTGTGAACAATTGGTCGTGTTCGTAGTCAGCTATGAAATCCCTCAAGGATTGTTGATACTGAGCGAAGTGAGTATAATCACGGAAGAAGTGCGAGGAGATCTTATGCAATTTTCTAGGAATAGATTCAACAAAGAGCGAATCAGTTATCACATAACCGCAGAACTCGGCGTTATCCGATATCTCAAGTTTTATTTCTAGAGTGGAGTACTGAGCAAGTTTTTCCACACGCTCATTGGACACTTTGAGACTACACTGACGTTTGAATCCATCATCTCCCTTTATAGCAAGCATGAATGGTCCCTGACCCCTAAGTAAGTAGTTGCCAATGACCGCGGAGACAATTGTGTTCATCAAAAGTGTCATGGGTTCGCCGGAGGTTTTTTCGAAACCGCTCGTACCAGATATAGAACCGCTGATTATTTTGTAGTTTTTCCTGAACCGATAATACTGATCTATGAACAGATCGCTAAACTTCAAAGCGCGCAACATTTCTTTCTCTATGGCCTGCGTAAACTCATTTTGAAAGGAGTCAAACATTTTCTGATCCGTTATACCATTGACCGCTGTCTTTGGGATGTTCGACATTAATAACGCTATTTTTTCTTTCATCTGGGCGGGTGTGATACGATTATCGTAAATGACATGTGGTTGTAGAACTTTCGCAAAAAGATAGTTGGCAAACCTAGCGGCCACACCAAATTCAACCTGTGCATCCTTATTCCAGGCCGAAATACCCTGACCAACTTTAAGTTCGTCGGCATGTTTACTCGCATAAGGTTTGTAAATGTCCTTTAAATGAAAGCGAATCACGTTGATGTCCATATTATCGAAGCCCTTGAACTGGCTTTCGTACTTCTTTTGAGTCGCCGACTGAGTGAACTCTGCTGCTATTTTTTCGAGCTCAGCGTCTTGGTAATTGATTGCGCCAACACACTCCGTCATAAATTCTTGAACCATCTCGGTGACGAGTAGCTCGGCATCGTGGTCGAAAGACTTTTTGGCTTTTGGTTTTTTATTAAAATACCTACCAGACAAGACTTGGAGCAGTTGACCGGTAAAACGTTTATAATAAGAGTTCCCGGAACCGGGGGCGAATTTGTAACCTTTTGTAACGGTGGGAGAGGGTTTGTGTTTTAGATTCACAGGACTTACGAGTTCGACAGGATTAACAGTCCCCGTATAGAGGTCCTCATTTATTTCAAGAGAACCAATGTTATTATGACATTCGTTTGTTTGTTGTGTGGCAATAGCGGGTAATAGTGTGTCGAGCAACTCATGAGAGTCTTTGCCGGCTGCTTCTATAGGGTTTTTCGGTTTGACCTCTTCAATCGGAAGTTGTTCGAAGAATTTTCTGATGTTCACTGGCAGCATCCTAAAAAGAGCGTCGTAATACTGCTGATTCTTGAAATAGTAGTCCCCGCTACTTAAATTCAAGAATATTTCGTGATCTATTATCTTCCCAAAAGACAACTCATTCGGATCATACGAAAACCCGAACGGTTTCCATATCACTCTGAAGTTTTTGAACCTACAGAGCAGAACAATGATCAACATTGTTGGAGAAGAAAAGAAGTCACAAAGATAATCTATGTTAAATATAGGTAAGGAAAACAACCACATAAACAAGTGGCCGAACAGGAAAACAGTCAATATTTTCGTCTTCGGACCCCAATAATCTATGCAGAAGAATCGAGAAAAATAATTAATTTTCGCGGATATGTATATAGTCCAGTAGATGTCCAGAATCGGTTTCGAGGTGTTGAATGTGTATGAATTTATAGTATCGTAATATGATGTGAAATGCAAAAATGAGTTGTTGAACGGTTCAGTGATGGTTTTTATTAAAAGATGAACCATTAAAATATGAATATCAAAATTCTTATGTTGAAAGAAAACGATACGATTTACGACCACAACGATTAGTAATTTCAATTCTGTGGTGATTAAAGGAAACACACTCAATAGAAGTGAATTAGTTTCAAAAACCGATGCAATTTTAAAAAGTAAACCCCAAAGTAGGTAACCCCAGATAACGCGAGAGGAAAAAATAGAATGAAAGAAAGAAGAAAAATTGGATAAAATGAAAGTTATCTTTTTATTTATTAAAGTTTTTATTGTTTTTGGTTCTATCGGGAAATCTTCGTCAACACGAACGATTCCTTCTAGAGTTTTTGTCTTGAAATTATGTTTTATGTAATTTTCTGTGTCTTTATGCTCGAACGAAATGTCTTCACATGGTTTAACGGGAGTGTGGGTCTTGTAATGCTCGGGCTCGACTTGGGTGGTGATGTTGTATCGAGCTAACCAATTATTGGCCGTGTCGGAGCCATCGTGTTTTATCACGAGCTGCTGAACGTGACGAGACAATGCAACGACAGCGATATTCGAATTATCTATAAAATCGGCATCGGCTTCGGAGATATTTAACATGACGTAGTCGGCCGTGGAACCCTGATATTTCCTTACGGTTTGAGAACGCTCTAACGAGCACTTTCCCAGAGTTGCGTAGCTCATGGCCATTTGTGTCCAGGGTTTTTTCTTTAAATCTTCCGAAAGCCTTTCGTTAGGTCCGATGACTATGATGTCGGTGTCGACATCCGACATGGCTTGCATGTTGTAACCAAAATTCTTGTTTAAAAGGGCCACGGTTTTCTTCGGATTACGAAAGTTTCTAAGGAGTGTGTGTTTGGGAATTTGATTTATATCGATTTCGTCGCCTATATACGTACCTTCATCTTGCTGTACGCGAGTCTGTTCGGTGTCACCAACTATATAAACATCCTCCGCCCTATTAATGGAAATCACTAACTTTATGTATTCCATAGGCAAAGATGTAAACTCATCGATGAAAATTGTCGATATGCAGCGTGAGTTCAACCCTCTATGGATGGTGGCGAATGGTAAATCATACTTTTCACCAAAATCATTCCTGACGTTTCTATAATCTGACATCAGCTTAGTGAACGGCGCATACACAAGGTCAAACTTTGTGGCCAATTTCCTGATAATATAAGACTTACCGGTGCCGGGCCCACCTTTAATGTAGTGGAACCGACAAGAGTGTGAAAAGCCCGTTGCAGGCAAATTTTTCTTTGCCGCTTCTTTTACGTTTTTCAAACCCGGTGCATCGTTGTCGTCGTCAGCGAGCTGCGCGCGCAGTGTTTCTAAGTCTTTATCTGTCATGGAAATAGTGACCTCATGAGCCTTATGATTACATTCAATGATTTGGTCGCCCAGTTGACCGTCGAGCTTCGCGCATATAGGACACGCGTGCACTTTTTCCACGTAGGGTTCGTCGAGAGTAATGTTGTATTCTACGGATTGCGGATTTGTGATGGTGATGCGATGCCTTTGCTTTAGTTCATCGGTACCAAAAAGAACCAATTTTTCGGCAATGTTATTAGCAGTAAAGAACCATTTAAAGGCACGGAATAAATCAGTGGAACCCCAGATTAGAGTTTTCGCCCAAGTCCAGGATAACTTCGAATAAAGACTTTCAATGTTATCAGAATGTTCCACAACAAGACGAGCTTGGATGTAAACTGCTAAAGAAAAGGAGTAGAAATCACGGGACTGTAAGTTCCATGGTGCCAATAATTCTTTGGAAATTAAGGACACTCCACCAGCCCTACGCCTGACAAAAGTCATGGTGTTAGCTAGGGATAAGGAGCGGCGGTCTATGGAAAGACAGTAATTTAAAGTCTCGAAGTATTCGTTCGCGAAAACCGAAAAATATCTCAACCTCTTTAGACTACCGTCTGCCGAAGTAGAGTTCACGAGATCTAGTATTTTCACGTACTGTTTCTTCCTTGGTAAAGCCAAGGCGCGGGAAACAGTCTCGCCAGATTTATTAACCTTGATTATTTTAAAAACCGCCATAGGGCCTGCGTAAGAGACGATTTCGACCACAAGAGCAAAGGTATCGAAATTCATAACGGGATTTCTCAAAAGAGTGGACCACGCGACTTCGTCATGACAATAGCCATTTGAATAAGAGAAGTCAAGATGCGCTTTACCGCCCTCTACGGAGATCCTATAATTTTGCGAAGCAGGCATCTCTGGGAAGTTCAATTCTAATGGCAATAGACCATAGCCGTAGGCAACGTTTGCGCCAGTCGATTTGAACAGTTCTTTGTAATCCTCAGGTTTGAGGTTGTAAAAAGAATCTTCCAGCAACAACGCTTCATAACCGGTCGTCAACGTGGTTTTTAAGCAATCAGGTATTTTACAATATTGTTTATAATCGATCAACAGCTGTTTGAAGGATTCGTAAGTTTTCGTCACGAGAGGTTTTTCGCCATTCTGATCACGATTGACCAATTTGGAACGTTTCGAAGACTTAGATACCAACTTATCGACGAAGGATTCAAGAAACCAACGTATGGTTCTGTCGTAATCCTTGGATTCCGAGTCGTGGAAATAGTAGTGTATATAATTGTTAGTAGAGTATTTAGAGAATTCTCGAAAAGCCGAACCGATGGCCAACGTTGGCACGCGTATTCGGTTCACTTTAAAGCAAGAGTCGTAAACCTGACGAGCTATTTCTCTAAAAGCGGCAATGACCTGATGATCGTGCGCGACAGGATTTGTTTTCTTAAAGACAACGGGAAATGAAAGCTCCGACTCAACTATCCGACGTTGGACATCAGTTAAGGCGGTGTTGACTTTAATGGCTTGCTTCATAGATTCTCTAAAAATTTCCCCGGATTCTGGTGTTCCCATTTGAGCAGCGTTAACGGAAGACGCGACGTCTATTATGTGCTGAGGGTTACCTAAAAACCAAGAGTCATCAATAAAGGATCTAGTGGCATTAATTTTGTTCGGTCCATGAACGTGATTATTACGGACATAATAATCTGACGTGTTTGAATAACACGAATAAGTTTGGTGATGTGTGAGCAAATGCGAGAACGTGCGAATTGTGATTCTCGGACCGAAAGATAAAATGGTGTTGTAATCTAAAGCCGTTCCAAAAAATTTACTCCAACAGTAAATAGATCGGTCGTCAGGGTTTTGTCGAAATAACAGTCTAGATTTGCGTCTTGCAAATCTGCGCGTTCGTAAAAATAAACGCGTTTTTCTTACTGCAGACCGTTTTCGAACATCCGAAATAAGATATCCAATAATCGTGGTGAGGGTGAGAGATAAATATGAATAAAGACATATAAGAGGAATACCGTAAGAAGAGGCCGTAATAGTTTTGAAGAATAGTAACAGATTAGCGAGAGATAAGAGTTCGCAAGCTCTATAAACAGAGATGAAAAGGCATACATATTTGAAAAACTTTGAAGTTGAAGTCAGCATATTAGTGGCATGTGCGGAATGATTTTTCTTTTAAAGGGAGAAAAAGAGTCCGGAGATCCAGTAAGTTAGACCAAAACTTTTTATTATTTTTCTTGTATGATTTATGCTATTAACTCAG